ACTTTCAAGAACTTACGTCTTGCCTTGAATACTCAGATGCCCTCAACAACCAGTCGGTTGGCTTTCAGAATGGTGGAAGAAACAGGTTCTTTGAATCGTATTGCCGTGTTCGTCAGATCAATGTCGCTGATGCAGGTACTAAGATACTATTCAGAGATCCAAAAAAGTCGGAGGATTGATGAGTCCTAAAAAACTACAGACAAAGAGCCGATACGATTCATTAGACCTAGATAACGATGGGACTGTTAGTGATGAGGAAGTTGAAAAAGCTGATCGCATCCTTGAGATGGAGGTCGCTGAAGAAAAGGCTGATTCTCAGCGCCGTATGGCTTGGGCTTGCCTTCTATCGGTTATCGTACTCACAGTTTTGCTTGTCTCTCCGTTTGTGGCAGAAACTAGAGTCAGTGCGTTGTCGGATCTGGTCGGATTATTCTACATAAGCATGGCTGGGGTGATTGGAGCGCACATGGGTGTACAGGCTTGGATGAGTAGAAGATGAGCATACTCGGATCAATTATAGGCCCAGCAACGTCATTGCTCGACAAGGTTATTGAAGACAAAGACGAGAAAAATCGTATTGCCTTTGAGTTGAGTACGCTTGCAGAGCGACATGCCGCTGAACTTGCCAAGGGCCAAATGGAGATCAACAAGGTCGAGGCTGCTCACAAGTCGTTGTTTGTGGCCGGGTGGCGACCGAGTATCGGTTGGTGCTGTTCTCTAGGTCTTCTGTATCATGTATTGATCGCGCCCATAGCAGGTATTTGGGTAGAGGTTCCAGAGATAGACCCGTCGCTGTTAATGACTACTATGACTGGAATGTTGGGCCTCGGCGCTATGCGTAGCTACGAAAAAACTAGAGGCGTAAGCAGGGAGAAGTAATGACAAAACTAATTGAAATGCTAAAGCTGCACGAGGGTGTGCGTAGTCATGTGTACCTGTGCTCCGCCGGGTATGAAACTTTGGGCGTGGGGAGAAATATCAGCGACTCTGGCCTTGGGCTTTCTGACGATGAAATAGATTACCTTTTGAACAATGATATAGAGCGCGTCCGACAAGAACTGACGGACGCCTACTTTTGGTTCCCTGCTCTTAACGAAGCGCGGCAGGATGCAATGATCGACATCAGCTTTAATCTGGGCCAGACAAGGTTGCGTGGGTTTGTCAAAGCCGTTGAAGCCATGTCTCGCGAGCAGTTTGATATTGCTGCTGATGAATTTATGGACAGCCGTTGGAGCCAGCAGGTAGGCAATCGTGCTGTAGAAGTAACCGAGATGATACGAACTGGTGAATATCAGCAATAACAATGTCTGAGTTATCGCTCAAAGATTTTGAGATCCTAAGTGAGCAGGATCAAAACGAGGCTCTGGCCCTGCTGTCCCGCTACGATCAGATGGACAAGCAGGACAAATGCCAGAACGACTTCATTGGCTTTGTTCAGCATATGTGGCCTGAGTGCATACTTGGGCGGCACCATAAAATCATTGGTGAGAAGTTCAACAAGATTGCTCAGGGCAAGCTCAAGCGCCTTATCGTTTGTCTACCGCCTCGACACTCTAAGTCTGAGTTTGCCAGCACCTATTTCCCAAGCTGGATGATGGGCAGACGCCCAGACCTCAAGATCATACAAACCACACACACCGCTGAGCTGGCTGTGCGCTTTGGTCGTAAGGTAAGAAACCTTATTGACTCGGACGATTACTCGCAAATATTTCCAGACGTAAAGCTTCAATCAGATAACAAGTCAGCAGGTCGTTGGACAACGAACCACGAGGGCGAATCGTTCTATGCTGGTGTGGGTGGTGCAATCACGGGTCGTGGTGCTGACCTCTTAATCATTGACGATCCTCACTCTGAGCAGGACGCGCTGTCACCCACGGCGATGGAGTCGGCTTATGACTGGTACACGTCAGGGCCGCGTCAACGTCTCCAGCCGGGCGGTATTATCATCATCGTAATGACCCGCTGGTCTACGAAAGATTTGGTTGGCAAGGTTCTCAAAAAGCAGGGCGATGATCACGCAGACCAGTGGGAGGTCGTTGAGTTTCCAGCGATTATGCCTGAGTCAGACACACCGCTTTGGCCTGAGTTCTGGAAGAAAGAAGAGCTTCTGTCTGTCAAAGCGTCGCTTCCGATTAGCAAGTGGAACAGCCAGTGGATGCAGAACCCCACAGCAGAAGCTGGCTCTATCGTAAAGCGTGAATGGTGGAATCGCTGGGAGTATGAGCATGTGCCTGCGTATGACTATGTCATTCAGTCTTACGACACCGCCTTTAGCAAGAAAGAAACCGCAGACTACAGCGCTATCACCACTTGGGCTATTTTTACGCCGCCAAACAGTGACGCTGAGCAGATCATATTGCTAGACGCAAAGCGTGTTCGACTGGACTTTCCTGAGCTTAAAAAGCTTGCATACGATGAGTATAAATACTGGGAGCCTGACTGCGTCTTGATAGAAGCCAAGGCTTCAGGCACACCGCTTACCCAAGAGTTGCGTCGCATGGGAATACCTGTTACCGCCTATACACCAAGCCGAGGTCAAGATAAGATTGCTCGAATGAATAGTGTCGCCCCGATTTTTGAGTCGGGAATGGTTTGGGCACCAGACGAAGTCTTTGCCGACGAGGTCATTGAAGAGATGGCGTCGTTTCCATTTGGCGATCACGATGACTACTGTGACTCATCAACTATGGCGTTGATGCGTTTTAGGCAGGGAGGCTTCTTAGCTTTGGATAATGATTATCCTGAAGAGGCGGATTTTTTGAGGCGTGACAGGCAGGTATATTACTAATGGCTATTGAAAAAAGCGGTTTAGGTACAGAAGACAATCCTGACGTTATGCCAATGGGCAGCGCCATTGAGGTCGAGCCTGAGATGACTCTGAACGACGAGATTCGTAACGCTGCTGAGATACTGGTTACCGAAGAAGCCATCCTAATTGACGATGAAATCGATGCGCCAGAAGAGATGCCCATTGAAGCTGGCTTCAATGAAAACCTTGTAAACCTAGTATCGGATAGCGACCTTTCAAAGCTTGCCAGCGAAATCATTGACTCAGTCAAGTCTGACAAAGAAAGCCGCTCAGAGTGGGAAAAGACCTACAAAGACGGGCTAAAGTATCTGGGCATGAAGTTTGATGACTCCAGAAGCCAGCCCTTTGAAGGCTCTTCTGGCGTGATCCACCCGATACTGGCCGAGTCTGTCACTCAGTTTCAGGCGCAGGCGTACAAAGAGTTATTGCCAGCCAAAGGCCCAGTGAAGACTGAGGTGATTGGAAACCGCAACGCCGAGTCTGAGATGCAGGCTGAGCGCGTTCAAGACTTCATGAATTACTACATCATGAACATTATGCAAGAGTACGACCCTGAGCTGGATATGCTGTTGTTTTATTTGCCGCTGGCAGGCTCTGCATTTAAGAAGGTCTACTTTGACACTGGCGCAAGCCGCGCTATGAGCAAGTTTATCGCGCCAGAGGACTTGGTTGTGCCTTACGAGGCTACCGATTTATTCACGGCTGAGCGCGTAACTCACGTTATCAGCATGAGCCGAAACGAGATCAAGAAGCAGCAGCTCAATGGTTTTTATGCAGATGTTGAGCTAAAGGGCGGAAGCGTTGCTGTTAGCCGTAGCGAGATCGAAGAAGAGATTGATGAGATTGAGGGCATGGAGCCTGCCTATCAAGAAGACCGTGACCGCTCTGTTTTTGAAACCCACACGATACTAGACCTACCCGGCTTTGAAGACGTAGGCGAAGACGGTGAGCCTACAGGACTCAAGCTGCCCTACATCGTAACAGTCGATGAAAGCAGCCGCAAAGTTTTGCGTATCTCCCGCAATTACGTCGAAGGCGACCCGCTCAAGAGTAAGATTAACTTCTTTGTTCAGTACAAATTCTTGCCCGGCTTGGGCTTTTACGGACTGGGCCTAAGCCACATGATTGGCGGCATCTCAAAGTCAGCCACGTCTATCCTGCGCCAGCTTATTGATGCAGGCACCTTGGCTAACCTGCCAGCAGGCTTCAAGGCTCGCGGTATGCGTATTCGTGACGAGGACAGCCCATTACAACCGGGCGAGTTCCGCGACATCGATACGACTGGTGCGTCATTGCGCGAGAACCTAATACCGCTGCCGATTAAAGAGCCTTCTAACGTGCTCATGCAGCTATTAGGGCTGCTTGTGGAGTCTGGCAAGCGGTTTGCCTCTATTGCTGACACAAACGTAGGCGATGTAAACCAAGCCATGCCTGTAGGCACCACGGTGGCTTTATTGGAGCGCGGCACCAAGGTTATGAGCGCAATCCACAAGCGATTGCACTACAGCCAAAGGTTAGAGTTTCAGCTTCTGGCAAAGGTTTTTTCTGAGTACCTGCCCCAAAGCTACCCGTATATGTCAAAAAATGGCCCACAAGAAATTATGGGTCAGGACTTTGATGGGCGAGTGGACGTAATACCTGTATCCGACCCCAATATTTTCAGCCAAAGTCAGCGCATAACGATGGCTCAAGAGCTGTTGCAGATGGTGCAGTCTAACCCTCAGATACACGGGCCAAACGGCATATACGAGGCTTACAGGCGAATGTACGCCGCACTGGGCGTAAACGACATTGACAGCTTGTTGACGCCTCCACCGCCTCCACAGCCGCCTATGCCAATTGATGCTGGCATAGAGAACTCAGGGTTCTTGATGGGTCAGCCTGCTCAGGCGTTTGAGCAGCAAAACCATCAGGCGCACATCGACGCTCACAGGTCGTTATTCCTGACTGATGTGGTAAAGCAGAACCCTCAGCTACAGGGCATGATTATTGGTCACATGATGCAGCACCTACAGTTCATGGCTGGGCAGATGGTTCAAAACCAGCTACCGCCAGAGGTGCAGCAGCAGATGCAGGAGGTGCAACAGGCTCAGCAATCGGGTCAGGTTCCGCCAGATCAACTGCAACAAATGAGCAGCCAAGTGCAAATGGCTATAGAAAAGTTTTCTTCTCCAGTGCTGGCTCAGCTTACTCAAGAGCTGCTTGAGTCAATCGGTCAGGGTGATGAGACTGATCCGCTCGTGCAGATCCGCGAGCAAGAGTTGGCGCTTAAAGAGAAGGAAATCGATGCTGATAACCAGCAGTTTGAGTCTAAGCAGCAACAGCGGCTTCAAGAGAAGCTATTGGAAAACGAGATTGCGAAACAACGGCTAAGCGTTCAAAAAGACGTAGCCGACGATAAGCTCGATGTGGCTATCCGCCGTCTTGATCAACAGGCGGAGCTAAAGCTGCTCGACATGCAAAACAAAAATATGGGAGGCCGATAATGGCAACAGTTACTTCATCTACTAGCTATGTGCGTGATCGCATAGACGGGTTGCGCAAGCAGAAACGATTGATGCGTGAGGTTGAGCAAGCCTTAGCCGCAAAAGAAGCGGCTGATCAAGAAGAAAGAAAGCGCCTGAGTGATCACAGAATCGCCACTAAACTGGCTCGAATAAACGGCACCGATGCCCCTGCGCCAATAGAAGCGCCTGCGCCAGTAGAAGCGCCAGCACCAGTTGTTGAAAGCACTCCAGCTCCAGAAGCAGAAGAGGCTCCAGCAAAGCCAAAGAAGGTTGCGGCGAAAAAAGCGCCCAAGCCAAAGAAAGCGCCTGCAAAGAAAACCACTCCGAAAGGGACTAAGAAATGAAAATTAAAGATATGAGCCGAGTTGAGAAGGTTGACTCTCCAACCAAAAGCATCAAATCAACCCCCACGGCACCTGCATTGGTTCGCCGCACGATGGGCGGAAAGATCAAAGTCATCAAAGCTCGCGGAGCTGGAGCTGCAACTCGCGGGTTTGATTTCCACGAGAAAGTCTAGTGGATGATATTGACCTTGGGTCGCGCCTGAAAAGAGTCATGGCTGAGCGGAGAGAGCTTATCCGCGAGGTCATGATGGACGGTATGTTAAAAGATATAGAACATTATAAAAGTTTGCAGGGCGAGCTAACTGTTATAAACTTGGTCGAGGAAACCATTAAAGAGTTCTATAAGGAAATCTAAATTGACTACGCCTACGACTGAAGCCGCTTACGTTACAAACGAAGAGCGAGTTCTCGACCCAACCCTGCTTGATAAATCCGCCCTAGAGCGTATGCCAGACCCATCGGGCTGGAGGATGCTAGTTTTACCTTACAAGGGTAAAGCTCAGACAGATGGCGGAATTCACCTCTTAAAAGAAACCATAGACCGAGATGCGCTTGCCACGGTTGTGGCTTACGTTGTCAAGATGGGGCCGCTCTGTTATAGCGACACCGAAAAGTTTGGCGACACGCCTTGGTGCCAAGAAAGGCAGTGGGTTCTGATTGGCCGCTACTCAGGCGCTCGCTTTAAGCTGGAGGACGGCGGAGAGGTCAGAATGATCAATGACGATGAAGTTATTGGCACCATCCTTAACCCTGATGACATAGTGAGTTTCACATGATTGAGAATCAAAACGCAGAGCAAGAAGTCTTTGAAGAAGAGCAGGTTGAGATTGAGGTCACAGAAGACGTTGTAGAGTCAGAAGACTCTGGCGGTGACGAGCTTGAGAACTACACCAAGTCGGTTTCTAAGCGGATCAACAAGCTAAACCAAAAGAATCGAGAGGCCGAGCAAAGGGCGCAGCAATTAGAGCAGATTGCGCTGCAAAAAGAGGCTGAGCTTCAGCAGTATCGGCAGTATAGCGCCCAGCAATCAAATGCGGTTTTAGCCAAAGAAGAAGAGGCTTTGGTGTCTAAAGAGGCTCAAATTGATGACGTTTATCGCAAGGCTGTTGAGTCTGGCGATGCCGACCTAATCACTAAGGCCAACAAGCTTCAGAATGATATTGCTATTCAGAAAGAAAAGCTTCGAGTCGCCAAGAACAGGCAACAGCAGCAAGCCGCGCAGCAAGAACAGTATGTGTCTCAGGGCAACGAGCGCGTTGTGCAGCACCAAGAGGCTCAACAGGTAGAGCAAGAGGTTCAGCCTACCGAAGACGCACTAGAGTGGCACTCTCGCAACGAGTGGTATGGCGATAGCGAAAACGAAGACAATCTGAAGGCTACGCAGTATGCCTATTACGTCCACTACAACCTAGCCAATGAGGGCTACGACGTAGGCTCAGACGAGTATTATCAAGAGTTGGACAGCCGTGTCGGTACGGTTTATCCTCATACGAGATCCGCTGATAGTGGGTCAAAGGCCGTTAGAAGTGAAAAGCAACCCGCCGTGCAAAGAGTTGCTTCAGCCCCTCAAGGGGGTCGGTCACAAACACGAGGCAATAAGAATGGCGTAAGCTTTTCTAAGTCAGAACTAGAGCGACTC